GCTTAGTTGATGGAGACTACCTAAACAGAAATACTTATGTGAGAGGATTAACTTATCACGTATTTATGGTAACTCATGGACAACTCGGTCTCACCGCAGGCGGTGTCGTTGCTCCATTACCTACTAAAGTGATCTACAGTGTGCGAGCACACTACAACACAAAAATATGTACTGCTTTCCCAGATCAACTAGCTATGGGACGTTCAGACATAGGGACCGTACTATCCGCTGGTCCCATTAGTATCAGAGAAGATGATGGTGAAGTGGAAACTACTTAACCTATTCCAAAAAATAAATATTATATTTAAACCCTAAAACCCTAAGAACTCTAAACCTTAACAGGTTGCAAAACATATATTAACCCTAAACTAAAATAATGTCTTGACCCTCAACTTTTTCAATCACAATGAAACGACGGAGAAGAGCGTCCCGCGTCTCCTCGTCTTCCCAAATATCCTCAATCTTATATTGAGACGTGACAATCAGTTTAGAAGGTCGGATCCTACGGGATCCTACACCTTTAAACTCACCAATGAATGGAGCAAAATCAGCCCAATGCTTTAGCTTACCACCTAAAGCACGGTCAAACTTATCCATATCATCAACACAAACTACTGGCTCGGATTGGTATCCGTCCCACCAGTTGTTTCTTGGCTTAATGTAGCAAGTAGGGAAAGCGCGCAAGACGGAACGGGTTTTACCGCACCCAGACAGCCCATAGATCCAAATACCGCACGTCGATTCGAGGGGAACCACGGACGGCATAAAATCAGTTCTGATCTTCGTGAGGGTGGAGTAACATCGGATACGGATGTCAGCGTCAATAGCCTCGATGTTCCCAGTAACGGCAAAAGACCAAGCAGTATCCCATCGAGATCTTTCTGTACTTCCCGAGTCAGCAGGTGCGGCAGGACAGATACCACGTTCATAGAAATCCCCTCCTTTTGAACAGTAAACCTTGTTCTGAGCGGCAGTGCCTCTGGCAACTGATAAATGACATCCAGGCAATAGCTGCCTAACGCGACGCAGCGTCTTCCCGGAAGCAAAGTTGATATATCCTTGCAGATGAGGAGTGCCTGTCGTTGGAGCCGTCTCCTTTCCGTAGATGACATACGTACAGGCCAAGGAATCGATGCTACGACAGTCGGCATCATCAAAGTGGTTGAGGGTAAAACACCAGGATCTGTGACGCGAAGTTCCTCCGGTTGGAGAGGGAGAACTAGCTTGGACCTGGTTATTATTGGGGTGTTCATTCATCACTATGGTCCCAGAGGGACGTCTGATTTATAACACCCCTCCTTCCTAATTAGGAAGTATGAATTTCAGGATTTGAAATTGCACAATGCACAGGGGGTCAGGGTAATAATGTACCTGACCAAGACGAGGTGCTTAAATACAAATATAATACAACTCGTCTTACCCTCTGTTTATCATGAATGGGCAAAGTCTTTTCACTCCAAAAAATCGTAAACAACTCGAAGGCGCAATCACCAGTGCTCTCAACGGAGCCGCAACTGGAGCTACCATCAAAAAAATCTACAACGATTCCAAACGCAAAGCGGTCAAACAAAAAGGTCGGAAAATCGACGGTAAACGCCGTCGCTCCCGAGCCAAAATCAGAACAGTCAGACAACGTAAAGAACGAAGTGACCAAGACTCTTCAACGGATACTAAAATAATCAAATACAAACTAACCAAATTAGGCAAAGCCCAAAAATGGATAGGTTCTAAAGCTGGTTATGAATTCCAAGTATTCAACATACACCAACATGTAGGAGGAGACCCAATAAACTCTCAAAAAATTACTGGTCTCATCGACATCTATAACTTTACAGTAAACGCTCTAATTATGAAAAAGGCTTATGCCAACTTGTTAACATCTGAACCGTTATATAACGCAGATATTATTCAACCATTTTCTACAGGTCACAAATACTTTTTTGAATCAGTAAATGTTGACATCGATATGGTTAACCAAACACAGGGAGGTTGCAACCTCACCTATTATGTGGTAATGAGCAAAAACTCTAAATCAACTTCCACCACTCCTTTAACGGATTGGCAGAATGGATTAGGTGATCTAGCTGGACAGAACGGTGTACTAAATGACTTTAACACCATCGGTTCAGTCCCTACACAATCTAAACTATTTAATCAAAATTATAAGATTGTACATAAAAACACAGTCTTAATGGGTCCTGGTGGACGCCATTCCTTCAGATTCCGCTTCATGCCCAGAAGCTTAGTTGATGGAGACTACCTAAACAGAAATACTTATGTGAGAGGATTAACTTATCACGTATTTATGGTAACTCATGGACAACTCGGTCTCACCGCAGGCGGTGTCGTTGCTCCATTACC